GCATACTGCATCTCAAATACAAAGGGCAGCCTCGTTGGGCTGCCCCTGGAATAACCTCCCCAGACACAGAAATCCTGACACTCCCCAGCCGCCGCGCTGTTTCTGAAGCCGGGCAGTTTCCGGGCCGTCAGACTGGCGAGATGTCGAGGTCGATCAGGACGAAGGTCTCGAAATCCGGCTACTCGGTTGCGGTCTACCCGACCAAGACGAGCACGATGCCCGTGTACTACCCCGCATTCGTCGTCTATGGCCACCGAGGTCCTGGCACGGAAACGGCGGATCAGGCGCGCAAGCACAAGGCCCGCGGAGGCGTCAAGGTCGCTGCGCCCCGCAAAAACTTCATCCCTGAAGCGGCCAAAGAGCAGTCGAAGGCTTTGCAAGAAAAGCTCTTCGACGCGCTGGGCGACGCGATCAAGTGAGTGAGACATGACTCTTGACCCAATCATCAAGGCGCTTCGCGTGCGCTGTCCGACCTTCGGAACGCGCGTCGCAGGCGCGGCTCAGTGGGCGGGACTCACTGAAGACGAGTCGCCTCCGCTTCCTGCCGCCTACGTCGTCCCTCTCAGGGAAGACGCGGGCTCGATGGATGACGCGGTCGGCTACTACCAGGTCGTGACGAATACCTTCGGGGTGATCCTGCTCGTCTCGAACTTCGCAGACGAGCGAGGGCAGGACGCGTCACGATGGATCGAGCTTCTCAAGCCAGAGGTCTTCAAGGCCATTCTCTCCTGGACGATGAAGCCGCGCGACGAGCACGGCCCGATCATCTTCGAGGGCGGGTCTTTGATCTACATGGACGACGCCCGCGCGGCGTACCAGCTCGAGTTCTCTTTCGAGACTTATCTCGACACGAGCGACACGTACCAAGAAGTCGAACTCAATGCCCTGCCCGAATTCGAAGGCGCGGACATCGATGTCGACTGCATCGACCCATCGACAACGAAGGGCAAGCCTGACGGAATCCTTGAAGGACACTTAGAGGTGAACAATGAGCGTTAGCTTTAACACTATTCCCAGCGGCATCCGAGTGCCGCTTTTTTATGCAGAGATGGACAATTCTTCGGCGGCCACGCCGACGGATGAGTCCAAGTCTCTGCTCATCGGCCAGATGCTTGACGGCACTGCTGAGGTCGGCGTCCCCGTGACGGTCTCGACTGCGGCCATGGCCAAGAAGCTCTTTGGTCGCGGCTCCATGCTCGCGCGCATGGTCGAGGCTTATCGCACGGTCGATAGCTTCGGTCAGCTCGTCTGCATCCCTGTGAAGGACGGTCAGTCGGCGGGTGCTGCTACTGGCAATGCCGAGGTCAAGGGTGAAGCCCTTGAAGCGGGCACCCTTTCCTTCTACGTCGGCGGCGAACGCATCCAGGTTGCCGTCAAGGTTGGCGACTCTGGCGAGACGGTTGCGACCGCTCTCTCCGACGCGATCTCTCTCAAGAAGGATCTTCCCGTCACGGCCGGTGCTGTCGATGGCGTCGTGACCTTCACGGCCAAGACGAAGGGCACGGTCGGCAACGGCATTCAGCTCAACGTCAACCTGCGCGGCCTGATTAATGGCGAAGCGATGCCTTCCGGCATCTCTGTTAAGATCACCGCGATGAACGGCGGCACTGTCGATCCAGAAGTTGCGGATGCGATCAAGGCAATGGGCGATGAAGCCTACGACTTCATCGGCTGTCCTTACGCTGACACGGCCGTCCTCGACGCCTTTCAGACCGAGATGAACGACACGTCTGGCCGTTGGTCCCCGTACCGCATGCTCTTCGGTCACGTCTACACCGCAAAGCGTGGAGACATCAACGACCTGAAGAGCTTCGGCACGGCCCGCAACGATCAGCACGCGACCATCGTGGGCGTTGAGCCTGCAATGCCGACCGCCGTCGAAGAGGTCCTCGCCGCCTACCTGGCTCGCACGGCCGTCTTCATCAGCGCCGACCCGGCTCGTCCGACGCAGACTGGTGCCCTCACGGGCGTGATGGCCTCTCCGGTCGGCAAGCGCTTCATCCTCACTGAGCGTCAGACGCTCCTTGAGTCCGGCATCGCCACGCTCACGACAGTGAGCGGCACGGTGCAGATTGAACGTGCTGTCACGACGTACCAGCGCAACAGCATGGGCGACGCGGACGCTTCGTATCTCGACTCTGAGACGCTTCACACGAGCGCCTACATCCTTCGTCGACTCAAGAGCATCATCACGTCCAAGTACGCTCGTCACAAGCTTGCCGATGATGGCACGCGCTACGGTGCCGGTCAGGCCATCGTGACGCCGTCCGTCATCAAGGGCGAGCTTGTCGCCGAGTACGCTCGACTCGAGCTCAAGGGCATCTGCGAGAACCGCGACCTCTTCAAGGCACATCTGATCGTCGAGCGCGATGTCGACAATCCCAATCGCCTGAATGTCTTGTTCCCGCCCGACTACGTCAATCAGCTGAGGATCTTCGCGCTCCTCAACCAGTTCCGTCTGCAGTACAGCGAGGAGTAAACCATGGGTAAGAAAATTGCAGGCACCTGCTACGTCAAGGTTGACGGTCAGCAGCTCGAGCTTCAGGGCAACCTCGAGTTTCCGATGGCCAAGGTCACGCGAGAAAGCATGTCCTCCACGGGCGGCCCTGTCGGCTTCAAGGAGACGGTCACCGTGCCGTACATCGCGGGCGACTTCATCGTGACGGCCGACTTCCCGACGAGCACGCTCGTCGAGTCTGAAGCGATGACCATCACCGCCGAATGCGCGAACGGCATGGTCTACACGCTGAGCGACGCCTATCTCGTCGGCGATGCGGCCTTCAAGCCCGTCGACGGCACGGTCTCTCTGCGCTTCGAGGGTCTTGACGGAGATCTCGCATGAACTACACGCTCAAGACTCCGATCGAGCACGCGGGCGAGAGCATCACTGAGCTTGAGCTCGCAGAGCCGACGACGAAGCTCGTGCGTGAGCTGGGCCTGCCGTTCTCTCTTACTGAGAGCGGCATGCCCCAGCCGATCACGAAGATCTGCGCGGCCTATGTCTCGAAGCTCGGCAAGATTCCGCCGAGCGTCGTGGACAAGCTCGCCGTCTCCGACTTCACGGCCCTCACTTGGACGGTCGTGGGTTTTTTCGGCGATACGGCGCAGACGATCTGAGCGAGCTGATCGAGAGCTGCTTCGATCTGGCTTTCTGTTGGAAGCTCTCCCCGGAGAGATTCCTTCAGATGCCTTTGTCTGAACTTTCGCTGTACACGGCGCAGTGGAATCGCATACAAGAGGAGCTAGCTGATGGCAGGTAAGGATTTCCGCCTGACAGCGGTACTGGCTGTGCGCGACACTGCCGCGCCGGTCATCCAGGCTTTTTCAAAAAAGTGGACGGGCCTGAAGAAGATCGTCGAGTCGACCGACTTCAAGAGCCTCAAGCGCCAGATGGCGCTTTTCTCCTCGTCAATGAAGGACGTTGGGGACAAGGCCAAGGAGCTCGGCGAGAAGCTCTCCGGTCCGCTTCTCGCGGCCGCCTCTTCTGTCGGCTTTTCGCTTCAGCAAAGCATCAGCGACTTCGCGTCCACAGGAGACGCTTTCGACAAGATGGCCGCTCGATGCGGTCTGTCTTCCGAGCGCCTGCAGGAGTGGAGCTACGCTGCTACGCGAGCAGGTGCCGCGCCTGAGGACCTCGAGGACGCGCTCAAGGACTTTTCCGAGCACGTCACAGAGATTGCCAACGGGCTCGACACGAGCTCTGATGCCTTCACGCTCTTTGAGAAGCTTGGCATCAGCGTGCGTGACGCCAACGGCGACGTCAAGAAGACAGAAGTCCTCTTCAGGGAATTTTCGGACGCGCTCAAGCGCAACGAAGATCCGGCTTTGCGTGCCAAGATGGCGATGGCCGCGATGGGCGAGAGCGGTCGCAAGATCCTGCCTGCTCTCACCGAAGGTGCTGAGGGTCTCGACAAGATGGCCGCAGAAGCTCGCGCTCTCGGCATCATCATGTCGGACGAAGACACGGCGGCGGCCGCTAAGCTCACGGACGATCTCACAAATCTCCGGATGGTGATCTCCTCCGTCGGCCGTACGATTGGCTCAATTCTTGTGCCGACCGTGAGCGCGATGGCGCAGCGCCTGCAGGGCATCATCGTCACGAATCGTGAAGCTTTCAGCGAGCGATTCGCGGGCGTCGCCGAGCGGTTTGCAGAGGCCTTCGGCAAGATCGACTTCGAGCGAATCGTCGGCGGCCTGCTGACCTTCGCAGACTACGCGATCCGCGCCTTCAACGCACTGGGCGGCTTCAACACGGTCCTCTACGGCCTCGGTGCAATCATCGCAGGCAAGACGCTTTTTGCTCTGGTTTCCTTGGGATCCTCCGTGATCACGATGGTCCAGACGTTCGGCGCGCTAGCTACTGTCGCGAAGGCAGTCGGCATCGCGATGGCCGGAGCGGTCGGCCCGATTGGGCTCATCATCGCTGCCGTCGCGGCGGCGGTCGCGCCTTCGATCATTGCCAACTGGGACAAGATCTGGTCTGTGATCGAGGGCGTGGGCAAGGCCGTTGCGGACGGCGTCAAGGCCGTCTGGGGCGGACTCACTGACTGGGTCGGCTCGATCTTCTCTGCCGTCTCGCAGATCAGCGATCGATTCATGAGCGCCGATCTGCCTGGGGTCTTCGAGGGCTTCGGACAGCTTTTCGATGCCGCCCTGAGCATCCTGCCTGAGAAATGGCTCGCTGCTTGGGAAGGTCTCAAGAAGACTGCGGGCGACATGCTCGCAAGCATCGGCGAGATGATCGCCGAGCTGTTCGGAAAGATCGACTTCGGCTCTCTCGTGCCGGACTTCGCTAAGTCGTGGCTCGGGCTCGACGCCCAGAAGCCTGCGGCCCAGCAAGTGAAGCAGGAGCGTGTCCAGATGCCCTCCGCTTCGGTGCAGGGCCGTCTGGCTGTCGAGGTTGCGGCCGCTCAGGGCACCTCGGCGCGTGTGACCGACGTCAAGTCCGATCGCGGGCTTCAAATCCAAGGCTCCGTTGGCGCTTCTCAGCGCTATACGGAGGGCGCTTTCTCGTGGTGATGTATGAGTGTGCTAAGTGAACAGCTACAGCCTGCGTCTTTCCGTGGCGTGCCTTTCGAGGTTGAAGCATCTGGCATCACGGTCGGTCGTCGCACTGTCGTGCATGAGTACCCGCAACGCGATCGCCCCTACGTCGAAGATATGGGGCGCGCGACGCGCAACATAACGCTCCAGTGCTTCGTTGTCGGCAGCGACTATCTCGAACAGGCTCAGGCGCTCATGCACGAGCTCGAGGAGCCTGGCCCGGGCACTCTGATTCATCCGTGGCTCGGCGAGATGGAGGTGACGATCACCTCTGTCAGCGAGCTTCTGTTCGATCAGGGGTTGGGCGTCGCTTCGGTCACGATCACCGCGACCGAGGCGGGTGACCTCGAATTTCCTGCCGTCACGGCGGACGAGGACACCGAAGCGCTCGAGGCGGCCGACGCGGTCGAGAAGAGCGCCGTCGACAAGTTCTGCGAAGACTTGGACCTGTCGACGATCAACGATTGGATCGACTCTGCGCTCGAGGGCAGCCTCCTCGATGCGCTCAACTTCGTGAGCGCGGGTGACCTCGGCAAGCTCTTCGACTATGCCGAAGGCGTGGCCAACTTGGCCGACAAGGCGATGGCCCTGCTTTCGACCGACCCGAAGATCTTCGCCACTCGTCTTGCGGGTGCCCTCGGGCTCTCGCGCTGGGCGACGACGGTTTCGGCGTGGCGAGGCGTCGCAAAGTCTCTGAAGAATCTGTGCAGGCATGACAAGCTGAAGGCGCGGACGAAGGCATACGCTGAACGCAAGGGCGAGCCGATGTCCGACGTCACCAGGCAGGTCATGAAGTCGCAGGCCGCAATCGAGACGCTTGTTCGACAGCTTCTGATCGCTCAGATGGTCGGCGTGAGCACGCTTGTCGCGACGTCGAAAGACGTCTCCTCGCCCGATGGTGAGGAGGACATGCGCACGACAACGCGGTCCTACGACGAGATCGTGGAGCTCCGAGATGAACTCTGTCAGGTGCTCGATGACGAGCTTCTGATGGAAGAAAACGACGAGATGTATCAGGTCCTTGATGAGGCCCGCACGGCCATTTTTGATGTGCTGACTCACAAGGCTGATGCGCTCCAGCACGTCGTCATCGTCAAGCCTGATGATGTCTTCCCGGCTGTCGTGCTTGCCTACGACTACCACGACGACGCGGACAGAGACCTTGAGATCGCTCGACGGAATTCCGTCGAGCATGAGGGCTTCTGTCCCGCTTCTGAGCTGAGGGTTTTGAGTGAATAAGGTCGAAATCAAGGTCGGCGGCAAAAGCTACGCAGGGTGGAAAAGCGTTCGGATTGAGGCGGGCATCGAGCAGATCTCTCGAGCCTTCGCGCTCGAGGTGACGGAGTCCTTTCCCGGCAACACGGACTTCAGCGTCTTTCGCGGCGGCGAGCTTGTGCAGGTCTTCATTGATGAGGATCTTGTCTGTACTGGCTACGTCACCTCGACGCCGATGAGGTACGACGGCCGCTCGATCACGGTGCAGGTGCAGGGCAAGTCCCGAACCTGTGACCTGGTCGAGTGTTGTCCTGTCCAACCGGGCGCGGCCTCATCCTCGTCATCGTCCTCGTCAGATACGTGGGCGGGCGTCAAGGGGAAAAGCGCTGACACGGGCGCGGCGCAGGTCAAGCCTTCGGGCAAGCCCGCGACGCAGTGGAAGAAGCTTCCCGCGAAGCGCATCGTCGCAGAGCTCGCTGCGCCTTACGGCATCGAGCTGAAAGATGAGGCGGGTGTGGGTGACGCGATCGCCGGTCACGTCGTAAATCCCGGCGAGAGCGTCCTCGACTCGATTCAGCGCCTGATCACGAAAGAGAACCTCCTTATTACAGATGATGAGGCGGGCAATCTGGTTGTGACAGTGCCGAGCGAATCTTTCACGACCGACGCTCTCGTCCTTGGCGAGAACATTTTGTCCGCGCAGGTGGCCTTCGATATGTCTCAGACGTACTCGAAGTACATCGCGCTCGGACAGCACGCGGGCACGGACACGGACTTCGGACGCTCGGCCGCTGAAGACAAGGGCGTTGGCGTTGATCCGGCTGTCGGTCGCTTCAGGCTCAAGGTCCTCAAAGACTCCGGCCTCAGCTCTCCGACGACGTGCAAGAACAGAGCGGCTTTCGAGGCGGCGTACCGCGCTGCCGCCGCTCGGCGCTTGACCTACGTCGTCCAAGGGTGGCGGCAGTCCGACGGCTCGCTCTGGAAGCCTAATCGCCTGGTGCAGGTTGACGACAATTTCCTGAGGCTCAATGCCGCTTTTCTGATCACGAAGGTGGTCTACTCGCTGTCTGCTCAAGGCATGACGACGACGCTCGAGCTTCTCGACCCGAAGGGGCTGAAGCCGAAGACGACGGCGGCCTCGGCGGGCGGGAGCAAGTCGGCGGCACCTGGCGTTTGGACTGAGGTGAAATGATGGGGCGACTTGATGACGCGATGGCCAGAGGCACGGTCTCTGTGGCTGACGGCGAGAAGAAGATGAGGAGCCTTCAGGCTCGCTTTCTCGCTGACGAAGTGCGCGACGACCTCGAACACTTCGAGCCGTATGGCTTCTCTTCTGAGCCACACGAAGACGCCGAAGTCTTCGCTCTCTTCCCCTGTGGCGACAGATCCCACGGCGTGGTGATCTGCGTCGCAGACCGCCGCTTTCGTCTGAAGCCACTCAAGGCGGGCGAGGTGGCGATTTTCGATGACCTCGGGCAGAAGGTTCACTTGACGCGTGAGGGCATCGACGTCTCGACGCCGGGGTGGCTGCACGCGACCGTCGGTGGCGATGCCGTCGCAACGGTCACCGGGAGCGCTACGCTCAAGGCGGCCTCGGTCACGATCGACTCGCCCAGCACCACAATCACCGGCGACGTGAGGATCGAGAAGAGCCTCAACGTGGTCGGCAAGATCACGGGAACGGGCGGCATGGCCGTCTCTGGCGGCTACGGTGCTACGGTCGACGGCTCGCTCGTTACGACGGGCGACGTGGTCGCTGCGGGTATCTCGCTCGACAACCACGTTCACCCTGGTGACTCGGGCGGCATGACGGGCAAACCGCAGTGAGGAAGACATGGAGTTGATACTCAACGGACAGACGGCTGATTTGTCCGACTTCGAGGCTGATGAGCTTGCGCAAGCGGTGCTGATCAGCCTTTTTTCATGGCGCAAGTCTGCCGACGACGATGGCGTCAAGGCACCTGCCCGACAAGGTTGGTGGGGCGACACCTTCGCCTCGATCTCTGGTGACAGGATCGGCTCGAGGCTCTGGCTGCTTCAGCGTCAGAAGCTCACGCCTCTGGTGCTCAAGCGCGCAAAGGCCTACGCCGAAGAAAGCCTGCAATGGCTCCTCGATGATGCGGTCTGCGCACAGATCGAAGTCGTCGCAGAGCGCGGCGGGCTAGATCAGCTGACGCTCGAAGTTATCTGCTTCAAGCCTGACGGAACTCAGGAGCTGTCTGCCCGCTTTCAGGATGTTTGGGGTTAAAGAATGGCTTTTGCTAGACCAACACTCAAAGAAATCGTTGCTCGCGTCCAGTCTGACGCCGAGAGCCGCGCGGGCAAGAAGTTCATGCGCTGGAGCACGGTGCCTGTGCTTTGCCGCGTTATCGCGGGCGTCTCGCACACGCTTCACGGCTTCATCGCCTTCGTGCTCCGACAGTGCTTCACGACGACCGCTGAGGGCAAGTACCTCGAGCGTCGCGCAAGCGAGTACGGCATCTATCGCAAGGCCGCTACGGCGGCCACTGGTGAGGTGACTTTCACGGGCGCGGGCACGGTACCGAGCGGAACTCAGCTTCAAGCCGAGGACGAGACGGTCTACGTCACGACGTCCGACAGCGTCGAGCTCAAGGCACCGATTGCCGCCGCAGAGGCGGGCGCTGCAGGCAACGCTCAGGCGGGCATGGAGCTCACGCTTGTGAGCCCTGTGCCCGGCATCATGAGCACGTCTGTAGCAGGCGAACTCACGGGCGGGGCCGACGCGGAAGATGATGAGTCGCTTCGTGATCGCCTTCTTCAGAGACAGAAGAATCCCCCGAAGGCAGGCACGAAGGCCGACTACGTCTCGTGGGCTCTCTCGGTCTCTGGCGTCACGCGTGCGTGGTGCTACCCGCAGGAGCTCGGGCAGGGCCACGTGACTGTCCGCTTCATGACGGACGGGATGACCGAGAACGGCATCCCGAACCAGACGATGATCGAACGCGTCACGGACTACATCGAGCACCAGATGCCTGTGACCGCCGTCCTTCACGTCGAAGCCCCGATCCCGAAAAAGCTCGACATCACGCTCGATGTCTTCCCGGAAGACGAGAAGATCAAGGCGAAGATCAAGAACGCGATCGAGGGCGTGATTCTCTCTGAGGCCGTCCCCAGCGGTCCGATCCTGCGTACGTCTCTTGACCGCGCAATCTCGTCGGTCGGCGAGGTGAGCTCCTATCGACTCATCAGCCCGACTGAAGACGTGCCGACGAAGACGGGCGAGATCCTGGTGCCGGGAAAGATCACGTGGGAGTGATCGTATGGCACTGACTGAATCTCACTACACGCACCTAGTCAATGCGTTGCTACCTCGAGGTCCGATCTGGTCCCGACGAGTCGGCAGCACGATTGACGCGGTGCTTTATGCCCTCGCAATGGAGGCGGCCCGCGTCGACGAACGCGCGCACGCCGTCATCGAGGAGTCGGACCCGCGCACTTCGATCGAAGAGCTGAGTCTGTGGTTTGAGGAGTGGGGCATTCCGAGCGAATGCCTTGCGGCAATCGCCGACCCCAGTCGCGAGCAAATGCGACAAGAGCTCCTCGCCAAGATCACATCAAATCTTGGCTTGACGGCCGCCTTCTTCGAGAGCCTCGCGGGCACCTTGGGCTTTCACGCCAAGGTCGAGTCGACGAAGCCTTTCACGTGCGCCAGCCGCGTCGATCACGGGCTTTTCGACGACTCCTGGTCGAGCGTGATGACGCTCATCATCTCGATCGAAGAGGACGGCGGGCTTCGCTATTTCGATGTGTCCTGCGGCGTTGATGAGCCGTTGGGACGTTGGGGCAATGCGCTTCTTGAGTGCATGATCAGAGCCTTGGCCCCGGCTCATGTTTTTGTGATTTTTTTCTACGGAGATAAGCGATGAGTCAAGGCTATTGGCAGTCTGGCGCGATTGAGTCGCCGCCTGACCTGTCGACTCTGTCATCTAAGGGGTACCCGACGAGCGGCAACCCGCAGACGGGCACGCCCGCAACCTATCCGGGTGCCGCATGGTTCTACGTCATCGATCAGATGCGCATGACGATGCTCGATGCCGCAGGCATGAAGCCGTCCGAGCCGCCTTCGACGACGGAATTTCTTTCTGCGGTTCAAAGCTTCAATTGGGCGCAGGACAACACTTTGAAGGGCTCTGTCCTCAAAGCGGGCACGATCCCTGCGACCGCTCTGGCCGATCGCTCGGTCACGGCTCAGAAGCTCGCGACGTCGATCGACCTCAAGGGCGGCGGCGTGACGCTCTGCATGAAGACCTTCACGACGTCTGAGCTTGCAGGTGTGACGCTAGCGAAGGGCGAGCTTGCGCTCAATAGCGAGACCTTGGGTCTCTACGTGGGTGATGGCTCCGCGAAGGGCGGTCACTTGGTCGGCGGAGAGGTCGCTGCTGAAATGATTCAGGTCAAGACGATTCTCTCTCAGCTCTCGAATGCTGTCGCCAAGTTGGGCGGCACGACTCAGCCTTTCTCGGAGTAAATGATGACGATTTCTAATCCTTCTCTCACTCAAATCTCGCAGGCGCTCGCCGAGATGCTTCCGAAGCTGAAACCGCTCTCGGTTCCTACGGGCATGATCTCGGCTTTTCACACGGTTCCTGAGGGTTGGCTTCAGTGCAACGGTGCGGCTGTGAGCCGCACGACCTATGCCGCGCTCTTTGCGGTCATCGGCACAAAGTACGGCTCGGGTGACGGTTCGAATACGTTCAACTTGCCGAATCTGCATCACAAGTTCATCGAAGGCACGAACACCACTTCCGAGGTCGGTCAGTCGGTGTCAGCTGGGTTACCGAACATAACAGGGTATCTTAGTAAGTCAGACTTTAGCCACGACACAAGCTATACAGGCGTTTTTTCACAGACTGAGCATGGCAATGCCTGGGGCGGCGGTACCTCTGGACACGAGAACACTTGGGACAGTCCATATTTTTCCGCTAGAGCGGCTAACAGCACCTATGGTTCGTCATCTGTCGTTCAACCAGCCTCGATTCGCTTGATGCTGTGCATCAAGATTTGATGCAGTACAACAGGCGGGTTGATGCGGGCTGGACGGTCGACGCCGCTCCGTACACAGATGACGAGAGCGAAGAGTTCATCGTCACGCGACCTCCGTCCGAAGCGCCACCTTGATTAGAATTCAAGCCGATGCGTGCTTCCCCAGTAAATGCTCCAGTGCATTTCAGCCCTGAGGTATTCCCGTGCTCAGTAAATGTACCCGTGATGTTCGGGACTCGGATTTGCATGTCATAGAGCGCTCTCTATGTCGTGCCGGGCACATGAGCGGGCTTCATCTGCAACTCGACGAAGCCCGCGCTGTTGGCTACTTCCAGTCGATCATGCCGGCACATTCGGCACACGCTCGAACGTGCTCACTCCAGCGCTCCATAACCGCCCTCCTGGCGTCGAAAAAGTCGGAGCGCTGATAGGCTCTGCTCACCTGCGTACCGACATCGTGGCTGAGACACATCTCCGCAACGTCGAAAGGGACAGCTTCGTCCGCAAGCCACGATCTTGCTATCGATCGCAGGCCGTGTGCAACGAGTCGTCCCTTGAGCGATGTACTGTGCAGGTGCTTCGCCAAGGCCTGCGAGCTAACGTGCTTGCCGGTGCTCTTGCCGGCAAAGACATGACCGCTTCGTGGCCTCGGGCTGAGCGTCTGCTCTCTGGCGATCAGCTCCTTCATGAAAGACGTGAGGGGCACGCGAAATGGCCGTCGCTTCTTCATGTGCTCAGCTGGTATGTGGATCGCGTCTTCTGTGATCCACGACTTCTCGAGCGAAGCATTCTCGCCTGGTCGAAGCATCGAGCAGAGCGAGAAGAGGAAGAGCACGCGCATGCGCTCCGGCGCGTCCCTCATGACGGCCATGACGGCAGGTAGCTCTCGCCAGTCGACTGCGGGCATCGGTTTGACCTGCGGCGGCGCAAAGACCTTAGACACGCGCGCGAGCGGGTTGTGCTCGATGTATCCGGCACAAACGGCAAGATCGAGGATCTCGCGAAGTCGCATGAGCACGCGCTTGAGCGTCGCTTGCTTGCCGTCCTTTTCGATCGGCTGCACGGTTCGTATCACGAGCGGAGCCGTGATCTCGTCGAGCTGACGATTGCCGATCGGTTCGATGATGTACCGCTCGAGGCGGCGGCGTTCGTCCAGATAGCTCACGATCTGGGGCTTTTTGAGACGGCACCAAAGACGAAAAGCGTCACGCAGGCAGTACCCGCGCGGCGGTTCGAGCCCGACCTCTTTTCGGAGGCGTCGGGCTTTTTGTCGTGCCTGCATCAGGCTCATGTCGGGAAGTTCGCCGAGACGCTTGTCTGCGACACGGCCTGAGCACGACGTGCGCAAGTACCAGATTTTTCTGCCGGACGGCATGACGCGGAGCGTCAACCCGTTGCCGTCGGCGATTGAATACCTTTTTTCACGCGGCTTCATTGCCGCGATTTTTTTAGAGGAGAGAGTAGTCACATGACCTCCGAGTTCAAGACGGCGTATCGCTTTGATGACGCCGGTTACTTCGAGCACGAGCTGTCCGTCCAAGTGGTTGACGGCGAAGCTCTCATGCCGCCGTCCGCCACCTTGCTGCCCCCCTGGGGAGAAGCAAAGCCGGACGACAAGGTTTTCTACCGCTTTGGCGGCGAGGGATGGGTGACGGAACCGAAGCCTACGTGCGCAGCCGATCTTGTCGGTGTGGTGGTTTCTCATCAGTCTCAGACGCCGCGCGACATCGAAATGCGCTCGCTCATCCAGAAGTTCTCTCAGGAAGAGGGTTATCGCGAAAAGCGCGGCGAGGACCTCTCGTGGTCCCTCGAGAAGATCCCTGAAAAGACTGAGGAAGAAAAACTGACTGAGGCGAGGCAGTCCGT